TATATTACCAATGTTGGTGATATAATGTCTGTCTTAGGTGGTACGGCGCAACATCATTACTATGTCTATATGTCATCAAAAGTGACTTTATCGACTGAAGTGGTGTCTTCTGCTGTAACTCTTGGGAAATCAGGCTATACTACTCTTCGTAGTACTGGCACGATTTCTGGGAGACGTGAGAAAATCATATTCGGACGTTCCCCTGCTCTTCCGAGCTTGGGGTCACTTGACCTTATTCCATCTTTTGAAGCACCTAACATTAAGCAGCTCGTTAATCTTGCTGCGTTGGTAACTGCTTATAAGACCCGGAACACTAGGTTTTAATTTAACTCAATGGACAAAAATAAATGTCTTTCACACCCACGAGCCCCGTTACTGGCGCAACTGTAACAGGATTAACATCACCAACGTATACCTTACTCGCGGACCAAAATCCGTCTGTTAATGGGAAACAATGGTATGTTTCTGCCTTAGGTGGTACCCAAACGGGCGTGTCAACACATGCCGGTAGCGACCCATTTACAGTAAGTATCTACAAAGTTACTAACTACAATTTGGTTCCTACCGTTACTGTTGGCGGGTCTTTTAAGACCTCCGTTCCTCGTAATAAGTTTTCGCTTGTATTCCGAAAAGGCGTTCTTCCTCTGGCAGCAATGCCAAAAGAGACCGCAATTTGTCGGGTACAATTTGATTTACCTGCTGGCTCTGACACTGCTGATGCTGTAGAAATTGCAGCATTAGTATCGATGAGTACAGGTTTATTATATGCGAATGCTACTGCGTTATATACCACTCTGGTAACTAACACAATCTAGCACCTTATCCTGTAGACTTTAATCTCTTGGAATTTACGATGAACAACACGTCCACTTTTTGGTTTTCCACCATTTGGAACATTTTTACTGCTGAGTGTTATGCAAATCCGAATCTCTACAGTTACTACGCCGCATCTGCTTTTGGAAAAAAGTGGATCGGCGGAGGCTGTTCAGACACGTCTTCTCTAGAGCAACGGCAACTTGCCGCTGTCTCAACGTTCAAGTTGAGTGTTGAGAAGATGCGATTGGTTAATGCGAGCCTTGACTCTACCGTTAGTGAAGATTCTACACTAACTGAAATTCTGAGTGAGGCCCGTAATTTCCTTTCGCATATTTGTGAAACCCGTTATGATGGGCATAGCTATGATCTTACAGATTCCTGTATATCATGGCACATCTCTGTCGGCCCTGGAGCATCAATTGGTGCTTCAGGAGGTTCATGGTTAGATAAATTTATTACCTCTCCATTGACCGTTTACCCACATCAGGTGTCGCTATACCGTTATTATTTTAACGGATTGTCGAACACGTCTCTATCTCTTTCTGAAAGAAAGAGGTATCTCACGTACGGCAATCAAACGGTAGCAAGTAGTAAAATAAGCTTCGCACCTAAGAGCGCGAAAACTGAAAGGCTCATTGCAACTGAGGCTAGTCTGCCTATGGCATTCCAACTCAGTATACATGAAATCCTTTCAGAACGACTTAAACAAATTGGTATAGACTTAGCTAATCAGCAATTCAAGAATCG